AGTTGTAGATCGTTTCGAGTGTTCCGAGAGATTCGGCCAGCTTCTGGCGTTCCGGCGTCTGCTTTGCGTACCAGAGTTTTTTTTCCTTGTGCCATCTAAATCCGTTTTCCTTTAGTGTGCTGCGGATCTCGTCCGCTGGCTTTGCGCTGAATGTTATTTCGATTCCGTTGTGTTCCTGATTGAGTGTGTAAGTAGTTGACATGGTTCTATTCCTTTCCATATATATTAACATAGACTATATTTTGTTGAAGGGGTATGTTCCCTTCGGTCAAGTATATATTAACATATACAATAGAATGTTGTCAATACTTTTTCGCAAAGTTTTTTAATGAATTTGCAAGTTTTTTCAGCAGATCCGGAAGGGGAAAACGTCACAAGGTCATCATGTCAGCGTGACGGCATACCTGCCGGCACGAGGCCAAGCGTTAGCGCGGCAGGGGAGCGCGGAGCAGATCAGCAAAGAGATCAGGCAGCAGCGGCCAGGAACAAAAGAAAAAGAATCTTATAGGTTTACATAACACCAAAACAAAGTAGAAAGAATAAGTTAACAATCTATCCACTATGGTTTACAATTACATCTCTTTGTCTTCCTGGTTCCAATAGATCAGCACCGGCAGCCAGGGCAAGGAAAGAAAAAAGAAAACAACACAGAATCGCGCAATCCCTTACAGGGCAAGGAAATAAAAGAAATCAAACCACCCTATACGTCATTCATTATACATACATACCAATACCAGATCATCTTCACTCCTTCCGGTCCTTCACATCTCATAGCCAGCCTACACACATCTAACACCAAATCCCCCCGCCGTAAAAGATAGGAGAGAAGAGAAGAAGGAAGGGGATAATGCTATATACATCAAGGCTTTCGGGCGTTTTGGAAACCGTGACCCCATTCGGGGAAGTGCGGTGTATAGAGATTGTGGTGGGGGGAGTATCTTGCGTAAACGAGCCAGTAAAAAATATTTCCGGAGAATAAAAAAGGCGCATATAGATGACATAGGATTGCATAAATATACGAAAAAGGCAGAAAAATTCCCGAGGAAATACTAAAAAATGTGCATAAACAGTGCATAAACTGCTAAAAATCTGCCGTGGAGTAAAAAGGATTGCAAATTGCAATAGGAAAAATATGTTAAAAGGGTAGTGTAAAGAATGCACAAAGACCCATAGCGAAGGGGAGACAATACTTCGCTTATAAAGGCGGTAGTGCTACGAGAAGCCCAATTCCGCGCCGGATTTGAGTCGGTGCAAGGCCGACACCGCCTCTTCGAAAGCGATGGGGAAGAAGGAATACGAAATGAAAACGCGGGAAGAGTTCCGCGAATACATGGTGAAGCGAATAGACCGAAGGAAGTACAATTTAGAGTATTTCACCGGTCTGTTTTATAATGTCCGTTCCTATGCGGAGACGCACACGCTGACTGTGGCGAAGATCATACTGATATCGGGAATGGACAAGAAGACGTTCTACAAAGCGAAGAACGGCGAGTTTGACGATACATTGGCGATGTATCTGTATAAAGAGCAGATAGAGGAAGCTGATGCAGAGATCGTTGACGGCCTGCCGATGCACGAGGGAGTTATATTACTTCCGCCGAGTGAAATCATAGAAAAGCTGTACCTGATACTGGAAGACAAGCTGACAGAAGAGATGCTCAACTCCAAGAACATGCCGCAGGTCACATCGAGGATCTTTCTGAAGAAGGCTGTGTTCGGTTATACGGATCAGCCGCAGACGGTGAACCAGACCAACATATTGCAGATATCTGACGCGCAGCTTGATTTAGCGGACAGGTTGCTGAAATGATAGACCCAAGAATAGAAAAACTGAAGGACTCATACGAGCATTTTGTCTTTCATTCATGGAACATGGGGAAAAGTGAAGACTCGCTGTCATGGATGCCGACCAAATTCCACCGCTATCTGTGTCAGAGAGTGCAGAAGTTTGTAGAAGACCGCAGCAAAGGTGTAAAGATTTTAATTATTTCCACACCGCCGCAGCACGGCAAGAGCGCAACGGTATCGCAAAGGCTGGGAGCATGGTACTTGCTGAACAATCCGGATCATCATGTAATACTGATATCCTACGGAGATGTTCTGGCGAAACGGTTCGGCAAGCAGAATCTGAACACATTGAAGACGTTTGCGCCGTTTTTCGATGTTGAGTTAGACCCGACAAGAGCCACGTCGCAGGATATGTATCTGAAGAATCACGACGGTTATATGATATCGCGTGGATACGGCGCAGGTCTTACGGGATATTCCGGAGATTTGATAATCATAGACGACCCTGTTAAAAACGCAGAGGAAGCCGCGTCGGAATCCAACAGAGAGTCCAAATGGGAAGACTTTTTGCAGACCATCATGACGCGTCAGCAGTCCGTTACGAGAATAGTTCTTATCATGACGAGATGGCACGAAGACGATTTGGCAGGGCGCATCAAGCAGGATATGCCTGATATGTGCGAAGTAGTCAACATTCCCTGCGAATGCGAGAGCGATGATGATCTGTTGGGGAGAAAAATAGGCGAACCGCTGTGTCCGGAGCTTGGCAAAGACAAAAAGTGGCTGAAGACCACGAAAAAAGCCTATGTAACGGAAAACGGACAGCGGGCGTGGGATGCTCTGTATCAGGGCAGACCTACGGCGATGGAAGGCAATCTCTTTTTGCGGGGCGCGTGGGGATTTTACGACCGTGAAGAATACAAAAGCGGAAAAATGAAGTTTGACCGCGTTGTAATGAGCGTTGACGCGACATACAAAGATGCAAAACGGTCAGACTTTGTATCCATACAGGTCATAGGCAAAATAAAAGACGACTATTATCTTTTAGACAGGACGCATAAGAGGATGGCGTTCATGAACACCGTCAAAGAAGTGGTGCGAATGAAGCAGGCAAACCCTCTTATACGGCAGATATACATAGAAGACAAGGCAAATGGAAGCGCGATCATAGACGTTTTGAAGCAATACGTCAGCGGCGTGGTCGCGGTAGAGCCGAAAGAGTCAAAATATGCCCGTGCTGAAGCGGTTGCACACATTCAGCAAGACGGGCATTTTCATTTACCGGAAAAGACAGGCTGGGTCTACGAATACATCAACGAATTTGCTGTATTTCCAAACGGAGCGCATGACGATGATGTTGACGCAATGACGCAGGCACTCAACAAACTGCGGAAATACCGCAAGAGACAGTTCTACAAGAAGTTGGTAGACCCATTTGATTGGGGAATAGAGACCATTGCAGAACCGGCAACGGAGATAGGAGAGAAGATAAATGTGGTATGACATGCTAATATTGGTGCTTTTGATTTTGGTTTTCTGTTTTTTCAGCATGATGCTGACGGTCAATGTAATGTTCCGTATGTTCAATGCGGTAAGGCCGGAAGGCACAAAGGAAATAAAACCGCTTGAACTGAAAAAACCGCCGAAAAAGACGAAAGAACAGCGTGAAATCGAGAAAAAAGCGGCAGAAGAAAAAAGAAAATACGAAACCATCATGAGCAATCTTGATGCCTATGACGGCACTGAAGTAGGGCAGAAAGAGGTTAAATAATGGAATACACCGCATCAAAAGTATGGGATCTGTACCAGAAGGGCATAGATTATCTCAATAAAAAGCATCTTATAGCCGATACTAACCAGGCGTGGGATTTTTATAACGGAAATCAGTGGAAGGGGCTGAAGTCCGGCGGTATCACAATGCCGATGTTCGACTTCATTCATTCCAATGTAATGAGACTTGTCACCATTATCTACTCAAACAGGCTTGCGGTGACATACACAGACCTTGAAAACCGGCAGGAATATCAGCCTTTCTATGACCTTTTGCAGACAAAGTACCTGGAAGACTACGAACAGGGCAAAGAAGACACACTTATGCGTACCACGCTAAAGGCGGCGTGTATCACAGGTGACGGAATACAGTATTTCGGGCACGGAGCTGACGCATCGAAGGTACAGATGCTTGATAACACTGCTGTTTTGTACGGTGACGAGTCAGAACCGGACATACAGAAACAGCCGTATATCATCATTCATCAGCGTGAAACGGTCAAATCCGTGCGGAAACAGGCAGAAAAAAATAAACTTCCGCAGACAGAGATAGACAAGATAGTATCAGACACCGATACCAAAGAAGTCATCGGAAACCGCGCGGAAGTAGACGAGTCACACGCAGTGCAGAACGGCAAAGTCACGACCCTTATCTATATGACTAAAGGCGAGGACGGAGTTGTAGGCGTGATGAGATGCACGAATGCCGTTGTGTATGAACCTTTCCACGAACTGCGCGGAGAACCGTCCGAGATAGACAGAAAGAACGGCGTCAAAGGCAGAGGATTAAGGAAATACCCGATCATCAAACTTTCTTGGGAACTTCGTCCAAACGATGCAAGAGGCGTATCGCACGTCAAGAAGCTGATACCAAACCAGATTGAACTCAACAAGAACATTGCGAGAATAGCAATGGCATCAAAGAGTTTCTGCTTTCCGCATCTTGCATATCTTGAAGGCGCGATCACAAATGAAGAACAGCTTGATGTTGTAGGCGGAAAGATAGCCGTGCAGGGTACGGACGTAAACGAGATAAACAAAATGCTTACATACGTTCAGCCAGCGCAGATTTCCAACATACCGAAACAGCTTCAGGACGATTTGCTTCAGGTAACACAGGAGCTTCCCGGCTCAGGCGAAAACACGCTCGGCCAGATTGAACTTAACCGTGTAGCTGCGAGTGCTATCAACGCGGTAAACGAAAGAGCAGAGTCAATGCTTGACGAGCAGGTAGCAATGATGGCGCAGTTTGGTGAGGACTTTGCTTCACTCATGGCAGAGCTTCACATGGTATATGAACCGGACGGATTTTCGGTAGAACAGCCTGTAATAGGCGTTGACGGGCAGCCTGTTCTTGATGAGATGGGGAATCCGGTAATGAAGAAAGTATTCGTAACGCAGGAGATAATGGACAACCTTATGCCTGCGGTGCGTGTAGACATAACAAAAGAGAACTCATTCAACGTACTGGCAAGAGATAAGTGGCTTGATGACCTTCTTTCCAACAATCTTATCGACCTCAAAACGAGAGTAAGAATGGCATCAACAGGCTCGCCAATACCGAAGAATGAGATGCTTGCTGAAATCAGCAGGATGGAAGCAGAGCAACAGCAGAAAATGATGCAGCAGCAATAGGCGCAGGACGCGGACCCTTCCATAGGTCAGGTACCACCGGAAGCACCAATGGCGTAACTGTCATTTTTCATTCTATTCCTTTCGGGGGCGAAAGCCCCCACAGATTATTAAGTCGGCAATAAAGCCGATTTTTTAATATTAAAAATTCAATAAGGAGATTTTTCATGGAACTTGAAAACACAGCTACGGAAGTAGTGGAAACAGAAACAGATCAGGAAGTCGTTGACCCTGATGAAAGTCCTGAAGAAGGCAGTAACTATCAGGAAGTCGCTGAACCTGAATCCGAAGAAGAAGTGGCGGAGCAGAGTCATGAAGACAATGCCAAATTTCAGGAGTACCGCCACCGAGCAGAAGACGCAGAGAAAAGAGCAGAAGAGATACAAAGAGAATTAGACGAACTCAAAGCCGCACAGCAGGCACGAGATGAAGTCTACTCGGAGTATCTGGAAGATGAAGACATTGACTCCATTTTAGCTGACTCACTCGGCATATCTTCTGATGAAGTAAAGGCCAGAATAGAGGAAAGAGCGAGAATCGAGAGACTTGAAGCGGAGAACGCACAATTCAAAGCTGAAAAAGAAGAAGCTCTCAAAAGGGAACAAGAGGCACGAGAAAACGAAGCACTCACAAATCAGCTCGCCGCGGTCAACAAAATCGACCCTTCCATCAAAAACGTCATGGACTTCGAGCAGAAGTTTGAAGGTCTTTCGCAAACACCATCCGATTATCTTGAAAAGGGTCTTACCCTTGAACAGACCTATTGGGCGTTGAAAGCGGAGCAGGACGCACACAAGAGGACACCGCCGCCTGAAGCGGGCGGGGTAAAGAACGAGCCTGCGGAAAAGCCGTTCTACTCTAAAGATGACGTACTGGCAATGACTCCTGAAGAAAGAAAAGCACACTGGAAAGAAATCAGAGCCGCACAGACAAGCGGCAAATGGTAAAAGGAGAAAAACATGTCAGTAAACAACTTTATCCCGGAAGTATGTGCTGCTGAATTTCAGGAAACTCTTGACCGTAATCTCGTATTTGCAGAGGACTGCAACAGAGACTACGAAGGCGAAGTCAAGAAGGTTGGCGATGCCGTAAGAATCCTGGGACTTGGCGATGCACAGACCTCTAAATGGACAGATGGTAAGCTGCACAGGGTTGATGTAGACTACCAGATCGAAGACACATCAATGCTCATGCCTATTAATCAGATTTCCTATTGGAGATTTGGAATTGACGATCTCGACAAGAGACAGGCACAGAGCGGCAATTCGCTGTATTCAAGATGGATGCAGAAAGAGAACAAGAGAGTCGCGAGAGACATGGACGAGCATATTGCCGGTATCCATGTTGGAGACCTCGGCGTAGAAGTATATGAGCCAAAGATCAGTGGCTCTGTAGTATCCGTATCTGTAGACGGCGCAAACGGCACAATGCCAATCCTTGACTTCATGGACGAGATCACCCAGAAGCTGATGGAGAACGACGTTGATCCAGACGCTTATCGTTCACTTACTGCACCTTGGCAGTTCATCATGATGCTGAAGAGAGCGTATGTTGAACTTGACACTGACAACAGCGCGATGCTGAAGAACGGCAAGGTCGGAATGTACGGCAACACCATTCTGAAAGCGTCAAACAACTGTTACAAGGATGCAAATAGCTTTTGGCATCTTCAGTTCAAAACAAAAGAAGCTATCACTTTTGCTAATCCGTTCACTCACACTCATGCCTATACCCCAGAGGATTACTTTGAAGATAAAGTCAAGGGATACTCCCTGTATCAGGCAAAGGTCGTAGACGGACAGCAGATCATTGACTGCAAGTTCAAGATGGTTTAAGGGGGTGTAAAGAATGGCAGCAGTATATATTCCAACAGTAAAAGCTACTGTAGGCGGCGTTGCACAGGTATGCAACCCTAACCAGGCATCTGATGACTTCACTCTGACTGCGGTATCAGACACCACTAATGGCGCATGGCTTGCAAGAACATTCGACAACACGAATGCTGTTGAGGAAGAGTTCAAGGATCAGAAGACTTCAATCCTTCTTTCCAACGCAGGAAACGCAAGCGCGAACGTAGTGTTCAAGGCTGGCGATTCCTATGCGGCAAAGAACGACCTTACCGTTGCTGTAGGTGCTGGCAAGATGAGATGGATTCAGATCGATTCCGCATACTTCAAGGTAGTCAACAGCGCAACCGGACTCGGAGCAGTCCACATCGTACCTTCTGCCGCAGTAAGCGTAGCGGTATTTGAAGGCAGATAATCAAAGCAAAGTATTTCAGGGGATGTCTATATGGCATCCCCTTATCTTTGTATAAGGAGAAAATAATGAGTACGAGAAGACAGAGACAGATACTGCGGAACAGAAAACTTGAGTTTGAGCGCATGGTAGAAGAGAACCGTAAAGAGGCGAAGAAAAAGGAAGAGCCAAAGAAGAAGGCAGATACCAAGAAAAAAGCTGAAACAAAGAAAAAGAAAGAAGACAAGTAATGAACTACGGGGAGCTGAAAAAGAACTTAATAAGCAAAGGGTTTGCTGAAGAAGCCGACTATGAAGAGCTTGAAACACTCGGATACACTTTCGATGCGATCAATCAGGCCGTAAATGAGATAAACAACATTTTTCCTTGTGAAGCAGAGTTTGACTTCGAGATAGACGGGACAGACACAGGAATACTGAAAATAGATATGGCAGACCGCAAAGGCTTTCTGTCACTTGCGGAAACACCGGTATGGTTTGAAAAAGACGGTGAGGAAATATGGCGCACTTTTTCCGAATACGATGTGAGAAAAGACCGCGAGCTTTATATCAAGTCAGACGATTACGAAGGCTCGTTTCGGATCTATTACTACAAGTTACCAACGCAGATAACAAATGACACACCGGAAACTTTTGAATTTGAACTTCCGCTTGTAGCGCACAATCTCATTCCTCTTCTGACAGCGTATTATCTGTGGCTTGACGATGACGAGCGCAAGGCCGTTATGTACAAGAATGACTACGAAGACGCAAGAGACATAGCGTTACAGAGAAAAAACAAGCCACGAGCGGACGTGAAGCCTACAAAATGGGGTGATATCTAATGGCAAGGGAAATACCGGCAGCACCAAGAATATACACAACAACATACGATAATTTCCGTGGCGTAGACTTCACAAACGATTCTACGAACGTGTGGAGAAAACGGTCTCCTTCAGCGGTGAATATGCTGCCGGACGCTTCCGGTAGACCGTTCAAGCGTAAAGGATGGGAGATCCTCATCTCGCAGGAGCAGTTATGTGAGCAACTCGGTGTAGCGTCATGCTCAATAAATAAATGCGCTTGGTTCGAGCTTGCAGGGCGTGACCATCTTGCGATATTCACAGACGTAGGTGTCGTGTTCTATAACGGAGAATTCACGGCACAGAACAAGGACTACGACTGCTATATGGGGTTTGACAGAAGCTTCTTCTTTGAAGGCGGCGGCACGGCGGCATTCTACATCTACGGCAATTTCAAGGTGTGGAGATACGAAGCTGATTTTCAGCTACACGATGTTACACCGATACTGACTGTTCCAAGGGTGCTTGTCAGTACGGATGCTGATGGCACAGGAACAGTATATGAAAGCTACAATCTGTTGGGCCACATGATCTCGATGGAATTCAGAAGCATGAGTCTATTCACCTATTGGGGTTCAGATGGTCTTGTGTTCAGCGTGTCCGATGGATTCACAACTGGCAAAACACAGAACGATGTACCGCTGTTTCGTTGGTCATATAACGGAAGCTCATGGCAGACGGAAGATGGCGGTGTAGCGTTCGATTCAACTAATATAAATGTCGTTTCACAGCCGAATGAAGGGGATGAGATAGTCATCCTTTACATCTACGGAGTGATGCTTGCGAACAACGTATCGCAGAACGCTCTGCAGGGCGAAGGGCAAATTTCCGTGCGGACATCCGTGTCCACGCAGTTCGACCATGAACTTGAAATCGTAACAGCAACAGAAACGCTCACAACAGAGAACTGCAAACTGTTCACAGACATGGTGGCAGACAGAACTGGTTCAAGGGCATGGATTCAGTTCGGCAAGATGTGGAACGAGATCGTGACGGGAGAAGACTTCATCAAAGTCACATTCCCATCAGACGAAGTAATAATCACAGAATATCCGAAGTCAGGCGAGGAATCAAAATGCCTCGATAACGGAATTGCTGATTTGATAGAGGTATAGCATGGGTACAATTTACGGCAACAATGCTTCATCATATTGGAGAACAAGGGTCGATTATTCGACTGTGATACACGACACCTATGTGTCCATCACGGCTTCAGTTGGTGTCTACTGGTCGAAGAAGATGCACAAAGACCACACATATTATAGTGGTCGTGATACGCCTATCTACCTTGCTTGCTCTGGGCAGACTACAAGCTATTTCACGAACAGGACAGACCACAGTAGTGCGGCAGTAGGCACGATATGGTGGTATGGCTCTCGGACGTTCAATGTCAACAGAGGTACATCCAATTCTGCGGTAACGCTTACGGGCTATGTAAAACACGCAAGCGGATGGTCTGGGTATGAAGGCGGTTCTACAGCAAGCGGGGCGATCTCCATTCCTGCAAGGGCATACTACACGATAGCGTTCAATGCGAATGCTACGGACGTAACTGGTATGCCAAGCAACGTAGGCAAGTACAATTCAATCAATATAACATTGCCTTCTACTAAACCAGCCAGAGATGGATGGTCATTCAAGTATTGGTGTACGAACGCAGACGATATAGGCGGTACTCGGTACTCGGCAGGGCAGACATACACGGCAAACGGAAACGTAACGCTCTATGCGATCTGGGGCGCGGTCGATGCTCCTACATGTGATACTTCGGAGCTTACGTTCAGTGTACCGACAGAAGCTAACCCACCAAGCGTTATCCGTGGATTTACGGACGTATCGTGCGATGTCGCAGTAACCCATGTGCATGAATTGCGAGATGTAACTTCCATACAGATGGGCATCGGAAGCGTTGTGTCTAATTCGCTCACCGCTGACGGAACGCTCACGATAGACGGAGCAGACTTCACAGTAGCTGACGAAGGGGAGCAGACAGTATTCCTTCGCACAACAGACTCTGCGGGGGCATTAGGTGAATATGAGATAGGAACAGTCAACGTCATCGCACCAACTTGGTCGAAGGACGTTGTGTTCGATGTCGGTGATTTCCCAGACGTATCTCCATCTGGTATGCCTATCGTGGATGGCGTGTATATCTACAACTACGCAACAGAACAGGAAGAAAAGATCCCTGCTACAAAGCTTGAATTCATAGACTATGGCAGTCAATGGGGATTCAACTATGTGTTCGACGAAGACCACGTTTCAAAGGGATTGAACGGAGAATTAATCGTAAATCCTAACATTAACGTAAGGGTCGAATACAAATATTATTCAGCACAGTACAGCGTATCGAGAAGAGCATTCTTTGAGACAACAAGGAATCAGAACTATTCCAACGGCATCTATAACGTAATGTTCGTCAGCGGAATAGAGAATCCTGAATTTACCGATTACTCTTCAAGAGTGTGGTGGTGTGCTACGAACGATCCGCTGTATTTCCCAGATTTGAACTATATTGAAGTAGGCTCAAACGATACATCGATACAAGGTCTTACGAAGGTAGGGGATTATCTCGGAGTAGTGAAACAGTCCAAGACTACAGATACGGCCATCTTCCTTGTATATCCGACATCGTTTGAAGAAGACACCACATATGCGGTCAAGCAGGGCGTGCAGGGCGTAGGCGCATTGGCGAGATATTCGTTCAATATTCTTGGTGACGAGACATTGTTCCTGTCACCTAACGGAGTCATGGCAATCGTTCCGTCAGAAGACAACGAGCATAAAGTACAGAACAGAAGTTACTATGTGGACAAGAAACTGCTTGCTGAATCGGAGATCCAAAACGCATACTCGTTCGTTTATGACGGCAAGTATTTCCTCGCAATAGGAAATGGTGTCGGAGCGGTGTACGTTTTAGACGGCAATCAGAGAAATTCGTGGGGCAATGACAGAACGAATCTTGTGTACGAATGCTACTACCTTGAGAATGTTCCGGCAAACTGCTTCATGAAGTACGATGATCATCTGCTCTTTTCAACGTCAACGGAAGTGTGCGAATTCAAAGATTCCTTCACGGACGCATACGACAACCTAACGGGCGAAGAAAACGTACCAGTCAAAGCAGAGTGGTCTACGATATTTGATGACGATGGCTCACTCCACTACTACAAAACGATGCAGAAAAAGGGCAACCTTGTGTCGGTACTTCCGTTAGACAAACAGATATACTTCACGCAAGTTGCAATAGACGAAGAAACATTCAACGCAAACAAGAAGAACTACTGGACGCAGAACGAAGACGGCACATACACACAATGCACAGAAGAGTCTGTGTTCGATGCGGAAACGAATTATTTCATTCAGCATCGTTCGGCTACAAAGGTCTTGGTAAGAAAAGACGATAAAGACCCCGTAGAGATACAGAGGACGTTCGGTGTTTCTTCCAACATCCCGTCAGAACTCTTCCTAAACAAGAAGTTCAAGAAGTACAAGAGACTGCAATTCATTCTGAAGAACGAAGAAGCAGAAGACTTTGGCGTGGATGAAATAGTGAAGAATTACACACTTCAGAATTACGCAAAGAGGTGATGGCATGGCTACATTTAACAGAGAAGACCCAAGGACTGCGCTTCCGCAACTTGAGAAAAAACTGACGGAAATGATAGAGGGAATTGATGGTGGTCTGTTCATCGCAGAGTATGACAAAACCACATTCAAAGAAGTAAGGGCGGCACTTCTCGATGGGAAGTTGCCGTTCGCTATCACCACCAATTCCTACGGCACATTCAATGCGTATCCGTACACATTCACGGGTACTGATTCGATTGTGTTCGGAAGAACGCATGGCATCAACTCACCACAGTATCGTATCGTGAGGCTCTACGAGGACGATACATGGACAACAACTACGATAAATCTCGCAACCGCATAAAGGAGAGATAAATGTTAAACATAAACACAGAAACAATGATGATAGAACTGACAAGAGGCGATACCGCCTCTATTGTTTTTTCTGCCGTGGATTCAGAAGGTACGACATGGACTCCGACAGCAGGAGACAAACTCACTTTCTCCGTGGCGAAGAAGTGGGGCGGTACTCCTATGATGGTCATTGAGAATGAGTATGACGGAGAATCTCTTGAGGACTTCTGGACTATCGTGATTCCTACAGACAAGTGGCTCGATGACAACGGAGCAGACAAATTCAAATTCCAAGACTATGTGTATGACGTACAAATCACAACGTCCACGGGAACAGAAACGATAATCGGCAAGACAGACGAAATCACTCCTACCTTTAGGGTATGGGGGGAAGCGAGTGAGGAATAAAAATGCTTATAGGTAGCGTACACAATCAAGGCTCTCTGCAAGGTCAGATAACCAACGCCAACGGATTTCTGACGGGTGTAATTTCCAATTCTGGTCAACTCGGCGGTCAAGTGGTCGCAGAGCGAGGACTCAAAGGCGATAAAGGCGATAAGGGTGATAAAGGCGATACTGGCGAGCAAGGGGTCAAGGGCGATAAAGGAGACCGCGGCGAGCAGGGCATCCAAGGCATCCAAGGTGAGCAGGGCATCCAAGGTATTCAAGGCGAGAAAGGCGATAAAGGAGAAAAAGGCGACAAAGGCGATAAGGGAGACAAGGGAGATACCGGTGCAGATGGTGCAGACGGTTATTCGCCAAGTGCGTCTGTCTCCAAGTCTGGCTCTATCGCAACCATCACAATAACCGACAAGAGCGGCACGACCACGGCTACGGTAAGTGACGGAAGTAGCGTACCTTCTGGCGGTACAACGGGACAAGTCTTAACCAAAGATAGTGATATGGACTATGATGCTTCGTGGGAAGACCCAAGCGGTGGCACGATAACAGATGTAACAGTTGACGGCACTTCCATCGTTGATGACGGTGTTGCGGAATTGGAAACGGTAACACAACTCCGTGACGGACTAATGACCGCAACTGACAAACAGAAGTTGGACGGCATCGCATCTGGAGCAGAAGTCAATGTCAATGCGGATTGGAGTGCGGTAAGCGGAGATGCACAGATTCTCAACAAACCTACCATTCCGTCCAAGACAAGTGACTTAACAAACGATAGCGGATTCCTTACGACAGAAACCGACCCGACTGTACCATCGTGGGCAAAACAGCCAACGAAACCATCATACACGGCAAGTGAAGTGGGTGCATTACCGAGTAGTACAAGTATCCCGTCCAAGACATCAGACCTTACAAATGATAGCGGGTTCATTACGGGAGTCACATCCACAGACGTTCCTACGGCAGACACTATATCAGAATTTGACTCTACGGCTCACATGAACTCTACGGATATGACATTACAGGAAGTAAGTGATTTCGTAGACGATTTAGAAACTTCATGGACAGATACATACGTTGATAGGTCAGACGCATTGTTAGATCTTGATACATCCGCACCAACAGGCACAGTAGACGGCGATTTGTATGCCGCCATCGTGGCTCTTGGTTGGGAAAATGATGTTATTGAATAGGGGGTGATGATTTGCTTAATCAGAAAAAGACAGACAAAATGCTGATGAGCGCAATAGAAAAGGCGGTTGGAGAACCAGAAGTAGTGACGTTTCCATTTACGGCTACTAAAAGCGGAATATGTATTGGTGTAGTTGCTCCACCAGCAAGTGCCGTATCGTATGTGTATATAACGGAAAACGGTTCTGCACACTCAAGAGGATATACAACGGGCGGTATAACGTACACGCTTGTTTTCCCTGTCGTAAAAGGCAAAACCTATTCGATTGCAGCATCAGCAAATTATAGTGTGAATCCCGGGTTCAGACTTTATCCCATAGTGGGGGGGGGTACTAACTAACCTACTCCGCACCCTCTTTAGAAAGGGGGTGGCGGCATGTTAAATCAGAAAAAGTTGGATACTTTGCTTATGAATCAACATGGCTACATAAGAAAAGAAGGTGCAAAGTCTGTCACTAATTCTACAGTCACAGAACTTGATAGACTGCCAACGCTTGACGATGGAAAGTGGATAATCATGGCTGATGTGTGGATGGCTACAGGTGGTAGTGCAAGTGCGACATTACAAGCAAGACTTTATTACGACGGATTATACGTTACGAGAGGAGTGGGTGACACATCACTTCATATACAGAACGTCATCGCAGTAGATGGCGGTCAACCTACGTTGTTTGAAACATACCAAACAACAGGGGCAACAAAATCTGTTAATTATACACTGACCGCTATCAAGGTTGGCTGAAAGGAAACACAAATGAACAAATTTATAAAGGCATCGCTTGCCGTAAGGAGTCAATATGAGTGAAACAATAACAAGGAACGACCTTACCAATATACTGAATGAGGTGTTGCCATCACAGAGCGTTGACTACATAGTAGAACAAGGCACAGACATCAACGGTTGGTATTACCGCAAATGGAATAGCGGTATTGCAGAAGCGTGGAAAGAAGAAGTGAAGAACGCCGTTGTCAATTCGACATGGGGGAATTTGTATACATCGCCAACATTAAGTTCTTCTTTTCCAGCAGGATTATTTACAAGCGTTCCGTGTGTGTCAATATATGTTACCGGTTCATATTCAGCGTTTCTTACTAATTCGTCCACAACAAGCAAAGACACGATAACATATACAATTTGTAGACCAACGAGCGTATCATCGTCCCAAGACTATACGGCTCACATACGAGCAGTAGGCACATGGAAATAAATAAAGGAGAACAAAATGAACAAAACACTTGCAACGGCGATTGCATCTGCAATCGCTTTTATTCTGCTTGTTATCAATACGATAGCAGGGACTAATTTCACGATTCCAGAAGATGTTTTATCTTCAATCGCCGTACTTCTGGCGGCGGGCATCATGTGGTTCATATCTCATTATTGGAATCAAGACTATTCAACGATAGCCAAGAGAATCACACCGCTCATGCGAAAAATGAAAGAACTCGAAAAGGCAGGGGATTTGAGACTGCTTGACAAAATCCAGAACGTAATCGATGAGTACGAAAGGGGTGATGAGAATGACGATTAATGCAATCGGAATCATTCCTTGCAGAACGGCGGGATGTCCTACAATGGGTGACTACGCCATCAAGAAGAAAATGAACGTCAAGTGGGGAAGTCAGAAAAGGGGAGACATCGTTCTCTTCGACTTCAATAATAACGGCACATCAGACCATATCGGCATTGTCGTATCGGTAAACAAAGACGGTTCTATCACCACAGTAGAGGGCAATACTGGAAGTGGTTCGGACACCAATGGCGGTCAAGTGTTGAAGCGCACAAGATACAAGTCATCGGTCAATTACTTTGTCAGACCTAAATATACCAAAGAGGTCACGGCAGACATGGTGGTTGCCACGGCACTCGCAGAAGTTGGAGTCAAGGAAAGCCCAAGGAACTCAAATAAGGTCAAATACAACGTATGGTTCTACGGAAAGAATCAGTCAGCATATTGGTGTTGCACTTTCGTATGTTGGGTTTTTGCTCATGTCAGAGAGGATGTTGTAGCAGTAACCAAGCCTACTGGCAAGTATGATGGTGTTATCGCATCAGCGACCCTCAAGAACGGCTCTAAAGGCGAAAATGCAAAGAACCTACAGAAGTTCCTTAATTGGTATCACCCTGCATGGAAACTTACGGAAGATGGAGAGTTCGGTAGCAAGACAGAGTACGCCCTCAAGTGCTTTCAGAAGACAGAAGACATCGGCGTAGACGGCGTATATGGCAACAATTCATATAAACACGCCAACGCTTACAAGGCATCCTCACCAACACCGACTCCAACTCCGACAAAGAAAGGCTACACGGGAACATTCCCAAGTCTCAATAACAATCAGAAAATCGTCAATTCAATGGCGTATCGGATGTGCTATCCGTATGGAACGGCGCAGAAGAAATACAAGTATTCCTCTGGCAAACCTACTGCGGCATACAAGGCAGGAATCGACAAGATATATCCAAACCACAAGTCATGGTCAAGTGCAAGACAGAGAGTCGGTGCTTGTTGTGACGTATTCGTAGGTGTGTGTCTTGGGTATGTGGGAATCAAGGTAAAGAAAGACCTCAAAGACCAGTTAAAGGATATGCCTAAAATGTCCTCGTTGAAATCCAATGGTCATTGTAAGGCAGGAGACTTCCGTCTTGGCGATGTAGTGCAGAGAGGTCGTAAAGACTACTCTGGTCACACTTGGGTCGTATGTGAACTGGTAAACGGCAAAAGGTATGTAGCAAATTCACACTACAAGAAACTCAAGGGATGCTACGCGGTCATGGACGCAAAACCCGCAACCATCGTTCCAAGTAAATGGAAATACTACAAGTGCTACACAGTGCAGGGTGCTATTCGTACAGACCACAGAAAAGGCGACTACGGATACGATGTTTTGTACATCCAGAAGTTCCTAAATTGGTACGGCATCAAATGTACGGCAGACGGAGACTTCGGTGCAAAGACAGAAGACGCGGTTAAGAAATTCCAGACTGCACAGAAACTTACTGTCGATGGCGAGGTCGGAGCGAAGACTATTGCGAAAATGAAAGAGGTACGGAAATGACTATCCAGTTAGATATGGCAACAGTCATATACGTTGCATCGTGTATCGGCATATTGGGGGCGGCAGTCAAGATTCTTTACTCTGCGAAGAAGGCTCTGCTTAAACCGCTAGACGATATCAACAAACGTATTGAAGAGCATGACAAGATCTTGGCGAGCGACAAGGCAAAGCTAGAGAAGATCGATTACGTCTTGGTTGACATGACCGACTCTCTCAATATGCTCATCAAAAGCCACAAGACCGTGCTGATGCACCTTGAAGAAGGCAACCATACTGGGGAGATCAAGAAGGAAATCGATGCTCTCGACAACTGGTTAATTAATAGGAGAACAGATGGAAGATAAAGCACTCATTGAACTGTTACGAGATATGCTGAACTACAAACGCAGGGAAGCCAAGTTTCTTTTCATTGCATTGATAGCCGTAATCTGCATGAACGTACTCACCGTAGGTGCATTCTTATTCTTTGAATCCAACATGGAGACTACGACTACAACGACCACAACTACTGAACAAGAGATCCAAGGCGATGACGGAAACATTGTAAACGGTGATCAGTACAATGATGAGTCGCAGAATAGGGGCAACTGATGTCAGCAAAACAAACTGTAACAACGACTACTACAACCACTAGAGGGTGGAAAGAAAAGAAAAACGATACAAAGAAAAAGGGTAAGTCTGTGGCTAAAGCTTATTCGGCACAACTGAAGAAGGCAAAGCAGTCAGCTAAACCGAAGCAGAGGCGTTGTCCTACTTGTGGAAGACCGATATGAGCAAGCACATAGAAACAAGAAAAAAGGTGAAAGAAATAGCCGACATATCCTCGTTTACTTCATTGATAAACTCAACTACTCTTTCTGACATTGACAAATCCATCCTAACATTACACTACCTTGAACATAAAGACTTTAGATACATCGGGGATATGCTCGGCTATTCTGAATCAACGATAAAACGCAGGCACAAAATAGCGTTGATTAAAATAAGCAAATTACTTTGACAACTTAATACTTTTGATGCACTTTTCATAGACTTTGTTTGAACATTCTCTCTCATTATTTTGGTTACGATTTAGCCAAGAGGTGAGGAAGATGGCACATGTTTATTACAATCCAAATCCTTCCGGCAAGCGCGTAGGCGATTGCGTAATAAGAGGGATAGCACTTGTTACAGATCAGACCTGGGAGACCACATACATGGACATCTGTATTTGCGGATTTGAAATGCACGATATGCCGTCTTCTAACCACGTTTGGGCGAGTTATCTCTACTCAAAGGGATTCAAGCGAGACCTGATACCGGACACCTGTCCAATGTGTTACACGGTTGAGAACTTTTGCAGAGACCACCCAAACGGAACTTATCTTCTTGGGACTGGAACTCATGTAGTCGGAATAAAAGATGGAAACTACTATGATTCTTTCGACTCTGGTTCGGAAGTGCCGATCTATTACTGGGAGAGAAGGGAGCAATAGTCTATGAATAATTATCCAATAGGGTATCAGCCTTACTATCAGAAGCCAACAAATGCAAGAGTATGGGTGCAGGGTGAAGCAGGAGCAAAGTCTTATCTTGTTGCGCCGAACACCACGATTGATCTATGGGATTCTGAAAAACCGGTTATCTACGTCAAATCTGCTGACGCATCAGGACTGCCAACAATGAGAATCATTGATTACAAAGTCCGCGAAAGCGCGCCTACAGAAACGCAGAACTATGTAACGCATGACGAAATGGAAGAATTAAAGGCTTACATTGAGTCCAAGTTCAATGAGATTGGCGGTGATTCAGATGAAGAATAATCAGATCATGGCTATGTATAATGCGCTTCGCAACAATCCGTCACAGATATTAGGCTCTCTTGGTATCCCCGGTAATATCATCAACAATCCGCAGGCTATCTTACAGCACCTTATGAACAATGGAAGGGTCACACAAGACCAGTACAACGAGGCGGTAAGAATGGCAAACAGTTTCAAGGCTAAATAGTTTCAAACTTTGCGCGAAGTTGAACATATTACACAAAAGAAGGGAGATACTATTATGGCTTTATCAAACGAAATGTCTGCTGCTGACATCGCTGCTGTAACCGGCTACAACAATGGCTATAACAACGGCTTCGGCGGTGACGGATGGTGGATTATTCTTTTCCTCATTCTCGCTATGGGCGGTAACTGGGGAAACAACGGATTCGGTGGTGGCGGAAATTCTGTTCCGTGGTTCATGAACACTGATAACGATGTTGAAAG